GCCGGCCCAAACTAGTCTGATCAGTAGTCGCCCTGAGCGAACTTAGGCACCTGACCGATCAGCTTCTCGTCGCGAAGTACCGCGTCGATCTCCTCGCGGGCCAGCTGGGGGTCGAAGTCGGAGACACCCTCACCCTCCGGAGCGGCCTTGCGGTGATCGTCGTACTCGCGACGGATGACTTTCTTCTTGCCCTTGTTGAGCTTCTCTGTGACTTTACGCATGGTCTCGAGGTTCTTCTCCTTGATGGCTGCGACCTCGTCGGCCGTCTTGGCAGCTCGCTGCTCGACGAACGCTTTGGACGTCTTCTTGACGATGGTCGACAGCTTGACTGTCTTCTGGGCCTTGGACGCCGGCTTAGCGTCGGTCAGGGTGTAACCCTCGACGAGGTTCTCCTTGATCATGTAGCGGTAGTAGCTGCGGGCCGATGCGACCGGCAGGTTACAAGAGGACATGATCATCTCCACGACCTGGTCGAAGGACTTGTCGCGGTTGGAGTTCATGATGTCGATGGCAGTCTGACGCTTGGTGCTCATGATGTAGTTACCTTTCAATGTTGGGAACCATTCCCGATCTGATAGCTTGATTATACCCCATCTGGTAGAAGCTGTACACCGTTACTTTGCAGTTATTAACAGCTTCTTTCAAACTGTGACTTTCGAGGTACAGATGTATTCTCGAAAGTAATCTCGTGTATTCGCAAGTATTCCCTTATTTGTCGTAGTATTTGATTAAGTTTTCGTAGTTGATGTCATAGGGAAGATTGAGAAGTTGAAGATTACGCAAGTATTCGCATTTGTCTTTACTTGAAGTCAGAGATTTGAAGTCAGAGTAGATGTCAATGAGAGTCATAAGGTTTCCTTTCCGATTTGATGGTACCATTCTACCACCTTTAGAAGCCCCTGTATATAGCATAGTGTGTTACAAACCGTCTTTTTTGTAACAGGACTCGTACATAGTTACAGTTCAGTTACATTACTGGCCAGAAACTCATCGTCCTCGTCCTGGTGCCAATCCCTAAGGAAATCAATGGCTTGTGCGCGGTTCTCAAAAACTAGCTTGAAGCAGGGATTCCCACCCGCCGGTCCCTCGTTCCTGTAGGAGTGGACCTGTGGGCTCCCGTGGCGCTCCAGAAACACCAGAAACTCAAACACGGGGCAGTCATACGCGACGTCGATCTCAGTCATTACCTTCATGGTGTACCCTTTCCATCAACCTATACTTAGATCTTACCACACACCTCTCAGCATGTACAGGGCTAATAGCAGATACCTTTGTAACAGACTTCGATACACATGAGAGACAGGTAGCGAGCCGCCAGTTCTTTGCATAGAGTTGCATCGCTTTCACTGCACTAGCGGTTTATTTTTAATGGTTTTTTAATGGCCGTAAAAAGGCAGCGGATGTATGTATACCCGTAATTCATGCAATCTTGTGCAGGGTGAGATACAGTGAGTATCAGTAGATCGCAGTGGATATCAGATCTTTACCTGATTCTAGCGATCGTTGTCCGGATACGTGTACGTATCTTCCCTATCCAGATACGACAAAGGGAGAGCACGATTGAGATGCCCTCCCTTCTAGTATTAGAGAATCAGTATTAGCTTGCGGGTCTTGTTACGAGCTCGCGAGTTTCTTAAAGAATTCCATAGACTCCTCGTCCTCGTCGTCTTCAGCCGGTGCGGGAGCAGGTGATGAGGACTTGAACTTAGGTGCTTCTGCCCAAGGAAGATCCTGTTCCTGTGCAGCGGGATTAGCACGGGCTGCTGCAGGTGTCTTACCCAACGTAGATCCATCGAGACCTAGGACCCGATGAAGCTTGGACTTCAACTCGTCGTAGGACTTGAACTTATCGGGAGACACGAGCTCGGCCAGCGAGTACTCCTTCTTCCAGACAGATTCCATCTCAGAGTCATCATCGAACAGCGGACCGGCACTCGCGAACTCAGACTTATCGTAGTTGCGATAACCCTCGACGTTACGAATCTTCAACTTGAAGTTAGCACCGGACCAGAGATCGAAAGGATTCATGGCGTCCTCGTCCGCGAACTGAGGATTCATAGCCTCATTCAACTTATCGAAGATCTTCTTCCCATACTTGAACAGGAAGACCTTACCCTCGTTCTCAGGGTTCTGCTGGTCAGTGATCACGTATACGTTCGAGATAAACGCCAGCTTACGCTTCTGGGCGCGAGCGATCTCCTTGTCAGCCTCGATCCCAGAGTTCCACAACTGACTGTTGTACTCACCCACCGGATCGGGCTTACCCAACGTGGTCAAAGAGTTCTCAATGTACCACGAACCCGTCGGTCCCTTGAACCCATGCGAGAACATACGGACGAAAGGCATATCTTCATCGGGAGGAGGCGGAAGGAAACGAACCACGGCGTAACCGTTACCAGCCTTGTCAACGTTCGGGTACCAGAAACGATCGTCCTTATCAGACGAACCCTGTCCACCACCATTGATCTTGCTGAGTTCTGAGGACAACTTATCCAGCGACTGCTTGCCGGACATAGCTTTGAGCTTACTAAAATCTACCATCGTATTCTCCTGTATTTGTTGTATTGATCGTATTGCGTATGGACCCGTATCTTCGGTCCACACTATTTATACTATCACGAGTCACTAAACGTGTCAACCACTAATCTCTTAGCTCTCTCGCGATCGTACTGGACGAACGGACGATACTTCACGATCTTCTTAAGTACGTCACTCGCCACCGGATCATACTGCATCTCACGACTCCAGTACGACATACACTTGGCCAGATCGACCAAGATCACTACAGACTCGATACTCACCTCGCCACGCATGTACTGACGCAGCAGGTACGGGTGCGACTCCTCGCTCCCGATCTTAAAGTTCGAGTCAAACTCAGACTTGAGCTTACTCAAATCATTCTTAAAGAGATACATCATGCTCTGACAACGCTTGGCCCAATCCATATAGATCTTCTGAGCCTGATCGCCATACGCCATGTCCTTGATCCACCTACGCTCGTCCTCCACGAGATTAGATATGATCAGGCCACGTGGGTCCTCGTGCTTGGCCAGCTTCTCAAACAACAAGCGATCCTTACGCTTGGTGAACGAGGCCGGATTTACACGAGCTTTCCCGTTGTACTTGAAATAGTCATAGGAGGGCTGAGTGAAGTGCTGCTTGAGCGCCACGTACTCACGATAACATTCAAAAGCTGACATCTTATGGTCTGTATCCATTCTCTCTCAATATACGCGCTACGTACTCTCGTAGTCCACTGTCATCGTCTAATACGTACGCTTGGTATAACTCCCAAGTCAAGTCCGCTTTCTTACCATACGTGGTGTATCCTCGATCATTCAACTCCTCGATAAGCTGGTTGTCACTCATCTCATCGAGCGAGTACTCGCTGCAGGATACGTGATACCCACGTGACTCCAACTCGTCTCTCAACTCATCGGTGTCAATATCACTCACGTCTACCTCAACATCAACTTCTGTCGTAACGGTAACCATCACTTGTTCCTGATATGTTGGATGTACTCATTATATAAGATCTTCTCGAGCGAGTGAGCCTCGATCTCCCACGGCAGGTCCCAGTATCCAGTCAAGTGAGACTCAAACACCTCACCTTTCCACTTACACTTGCGGGACCTGACGTAGTCGTACAACTCACCCTTCGCGTATTGCTTGACGTGGACCATCTCGTGGGCGATCGCCAGGAGCGTCTGCTTCTTGCTGAGGTCTCTCCTCACCGAGATCGTAAAGTCACGAGCCTTATAATTGTTATCATTCCAGTCACAATAAGCGTACACATCACCAGACATGTCCTCGTTGGTGAAGACTAGTTCTACTTCTACGTTGTGATAGAGTCGAGTGCCGAGCAGGCGATGAGCGTACCACTTCGTAGCTTCTTTGCAGAGCTTTACGTCGGTCTTCGCCGGTCTTCCCTTGGTCTTTAGATACATGGTTCACCACTATCTCGATCCATTCATATTTATATGGGAAGCCGAGCTCCCCGCTTCAGAATGTTAAGATTTTCTGCTTCGACCTGAACTTTAGACTTAAACACCGGATCTTTCTTGATCAGACCCGCTGCGAACTCAACCTCGAGATTATTCTTCTCACACCAGTAGATCACGGCGTCGATGTACTCAAGGTTCTTACTACGACGTAGCTTCTCGATCTCCTCGTTGAAGCTGTTAGCTGCTGTAACCGCGTTGATCATTCTTCTTCTTCTTCCTCGATCTCAAAGCCACGAATGAATGATACACCGAGATCGAGGAGTCGATCCCACGCTACGAATAGGAGTGTCAGTGCGAGCCACGTCTTACCATCTACATCTGGCACCAAGCGAGTGGCGTAGGCCATGCAGATGAACGACAACAAGATAAAGATCGTGCCGACTTTCCAGTTCTTTACTTCATAAATCATAGGCAATCTCCAAACATAGATCTATTATACCACATCGAGTGTATATGTACACTACTTGTTGTAGAAGTCAGCGATGAGCTTATAGACCTCTGGGAATGTCTGTACCCAGTTCGTACCTCTCACTCGATCCAGCGAGTTCATGTAGGTTAAGAAAGCTTTCATCTTTGGCTTACACTCCTCGTCCGTATACGTGTCGAGGTTGTTCTTCAAGAATCCCACGACGTGCTTAGAGTCGAAGCCCGAGATGCCTGAATTCTCGTAGATGTTGATCACCTTCTCCTTGATAGATCTCGGGAGGTTCACGATGTTCACCTGCTCAGGATAGATCAGCAGGCGATTCTGGAACTGAGTGTATCCCAGAGGCTTGAAGTAGTTGTGGTGCTCGATTGGAGCAAAGATCGAGTAGATACCTATGCAGCAGGTGATGTTGACGATCTTATCATTGAGTCCGTACTCCTCGAGAAGCTTAATGTTCTCCATCACACGATCGAACTTAGCAGGGAAACGAATCAGGTTGTACTGCTCGCCTACACCATCGAGAGATACACGAATGATGACATCCTTGAACTCCTTGAGCATCTTCAGGATCTTAGGGTTCAACACCGTGAGATTAGTGTCGTACTCCATAACGATATGCTTGGCGTATCCACGCTCGATCAACTTCTGAATGAATACGTCATGTACCGGCTGGATGAAGGGCTCACCGCCCGTGACATACACGTGGCGTAGGTGTGGCGCTAACTTATCGAACTGATCCCACCAACGTGGATCGTCGTTCCAATCAGGCATGTCGTCAGTATACGTGGCGCGACGACCAACGTTCTTCTTAATGATGTTGTAGCGCTGAGTGCCTACATCGAAGAAGTCTTTACCGTTGACGAGCGTCTGATCCTCGTACCACAGAGTGCTATAAAGTGGCTCGCACATGATACACTTGGAGTTACACAGGTTGCTGAAGCGAATGTCTAAGCTGACTGGCATGGTGCGGATGCTACCATCTTCTTCCATCCACTTATCGGCGTTCTCCTCAGTCAGCGACCCAATCATAGGATAACCACCGGGACGATCAGGCATGTTAATATAGCCCCACTCGTTCTGGTAGTAAGAGCGTACTACACGTAGAGACGTAGGGATCTCACCCTGTGTCTCAGCTGCGTCGTCTCTATCCCAACACACGGTGCAGATAGGATGTCGTTCACCTTTCGACTGAGCTAGTCGTAGCTCCTTATGCCACTTACTGTTCATGGCGTCCATGATGTCGTGAGTCAATACGTTCATCACCTTACCATTGTCGTCTACCGTGACACCGTGAGTCTCTACACCATCGACCTTATGTCCAGTGAAGCAGCAGATCTTGAAATCGCCTGACGGCAAGATCATGATCGACGACCACGGCATAGTACAGAATGATTTACGATTGAAGCTCATTTCTTACCCCACTTAACTAAGTTCCAAGTACGTTCATGTACGTAATAAACAATAGTGTTGAGTAAAGTAGCTACTGTGAGGAATGCAAGTGCTGTCTGCCAAGACCCTGTAGTCAAGAATGGAATCATAAAGTTATTGATAGTGATGAGTACTCTCCACGTAACTGACTTACTGATCGTGCGTGGGTGTCCGTCGACAAACATCATCGTGTCACGTGGTTTTCTATTCCACTGGACCCAGTTCCAAGTTCTCTCATGTAACCAGAATAGTAACATATTGATGACTACCGCGAAGCTGGCGATAGTGATTCCCTTCATCAACTCACCAGTCACTAACCATCCGTTAAAGATGTGACTGAGCGTGAAGCATACTCTAACTGTACATGTCTTAGCGATAGATCGAGCGTGTGTCTCTTCAAACTTACTCAATGTAATATTTCCCGCTCGTTTGAGGAATGATGTTACGTCTTTCCTGTCTATTTTCTGGATCGACGAATGTAAAGTAACTATTGGTTATATCGATGAATCGCTTCTTCTCATCTAAATTAGACTTAAAGAACCACTCATCACGCAACGAGTAAGTGTATGAAGACGTCTTACCGTTACAGAATATCTGATTAGACCATCGAGGATACAAGATCGTCTTGACCACGTCATCTTTTAGATACTTATTAAACTTACGGGAGTATCCATTCGAGTGTTGAGGCTTACACTTCTCCTCAAAGTCGTCTTCGTTTACGCTCGAGTTGATAAACTTCTTGATTACGTGCGCCTGCTTAACAGGAATCAAGGGATAGTCGGGAGTCCAGTAAAAGAACTCGTCGTACCATCCCTTGAAATAGTTACGTTGTACGTATGGACCCACACAGTTATCAACGTTGTCGGTGAAGTATACGTAGTGTCGTCCGTCGAATCCAAGTACGGGTTTCTCCTTACCCCACACGAAGCATAGCTTCTTACCTGACTCGATGATCTTCTTATAGTCATCGATCTTATCGCGCAGCAAGTGTTTAGCTGGATTATTAGGACTGAAGTGGAAGTTAACGTTATACTCGAACTCGCTGGACCACGATGGTAGCAAGTCGAGCATGAGTTTCTCGATATCTACGAGTCGAAACTCAAACTCGTGACCAGCTTTCCTAAGTGATGTGATATCAGGTAACACGACGTTCGAGATCTCGGCGTTGTAATGATTCTGAGTATCACTCGTAGTCTTATAGTTCCAAGTCGTGGCGATCTCATCGATCTTGAGACCAGCGTCTATCCACGCGTTAAGAACGTTATGACTATCAGAGCCGCCGCTATACCAAAGTACAACATAATCATATGCTTCACGTATCTGTCTCGCTCTTTGCTTATACATCTCCCACAAATCACCGGGAGGTTCAATCATCCAATCGATAGAGTCGTACACTTCTCTGTTGAAGTTCCACAGAAGTTGTGATCTATTTCTTTTAGCCCACTCCACAGCTTCGTACTTGCTGTACGAGGTGTGTTCACCTGCTTGGTAGTAACCAAACTTATCGGGACTAAATGTAATCATCAACACTCCGATTGGTTGTCGTGCCGGGATTTGAACCCAGATCGGACGCTTATAAGGCGCCTGCTCTCACCGTTTGAGCTACACGACGTTAAATGGCGATCTCTGATGGACTCGAACCATCGACCCACAGCTTAGAAGGCTGTTGCTCTATCCTGCTGAGCTAAGAGACCAATTCACTTTAGTAGTAAGTGAGCCCGTTCTGTTTCTAGGTGGAGCTCATACCCAAGAGATTATGCCGCTAGGCGATTCTCAATAGGTGCATTATCGTTTGCATCTAAACGTTGCTTTTGGTCTCCTCGCACCTTTACTACGCACGTCGATCCTATTTCGCCCCCATCAAAGATACACTGGTCGGTGCGCCCAAGTTATCCCTTTTATCGCGTTAGGGAACCAATGTATCTATGGTGGAGGCGGCGGGTACTGCCCCCGCGTCCGAAACGTTTATTCCATACGCCTCAACGACCTCAGCAAACCTATTTATCGGACCATCCACGGAACGCTTCTTCGTTCAGGTAACCATTCTTCTTTAGTGACCTGATCACCGCGAGCGCGATACCGTAGTTGTTGCGATTATTCTCCTTAGCCCACTCGACTGACTCAATCATATCTTTTACGTGTGGCTCAAACATTGTCATCGATGTGTCTGTGTGTCGCATGAGATCACCGTCACCGACACGACGCAGGTAATCCATGCCACCATCGACCGCGATAGCGCCACACACGCACTGACGATAGTCATGTGTGTTAGCGGACCACGGCTCGTCGCCACAGTCGTGACAGATCACCGAGTTCTGAATGATCTTACGACGAAGTGAATTCTCTTTCTCTGTCATGCTGCCCTCGCGATTCTAATGTGTTTACAGTCACCGCGATAACCGAAGCCTACACATGTACAGCTCGAGTTACCACTATTGAGTGTGACGAGATAGTTCTGACCGGGCTTAGAACCGGCTACACTCACCACTTTTACTTTTGACTCAGCCGGCTTCTTACGACCAGCACCTACGACTCGATCTTTCTCGATTACACGAAACGGGAACTGAGGATCACCGGTCGCTAGACAGAAATGATCGTCATTAACCCAGCGTGGATTAGGTACGACTTCGCCGGTGTAGTAGTTAAACTCCTGCATAGGAAACGCGTACGCTTGACGACGATTCCACAATACGTTCTTGACTTTTACCGTGATCATGTCACAACCTTTAGTAAGATAGTGTTCTCGTTGATACGTTCTTGAAGAGGCTTCTGAGTCTTAAGTTCTTCAATTTGTTTACGTATTACTATTTTACCACCATTCAGGATATTGTACACCACTTTTTCTGCCGCTCGGCCACAACCTCTCGACATAGACGTCTTCTCGTCGTAGCCGATGATCGACGACCTCTTAACCTGCAGGCCACCACGATCGATAGCTCGGAACACCGTGAGTACCTTATACTTGGTGTTGAAGGTCCACAGCTCTTGAGCACCGATGATCTTCTCAGGATTGATAGAGGCGATCTTAAAGGTATTATCTTCTTTCTGATACTTGAGGTGCTTGAGGATCTTCTCCTTAGACTGCGCTCGAGGCTTACGAGGAGCACGAGTCTTCTTAGCAACGTTGCCGTACTTAGCAGCATCCTCGATCAGAGTGTTGAAGAACTTGATACGCTCAGCGAGTTGCTTCTTAGTCATGTGACTATAAGCTTCTTTGAGTTGCTCGTCGCCACCCTCGTAAGCTTCGATCAACTCGTCGAGCCAAGGACTATACTTCTGAATGATCATAGGTGCGTACACCGCAGGAATCTCACGAGTCTTTAGATACTCATAGAGACTGAAGACCTGCTCCTTGTCGATCATCTCCTCGATCTCACCGATGATGTCGTGACCCTTCTCACGGATACGATCTTGGATAGATGGCTTAAACGCTACGACTTTATCTTCAGTATCTTCGACTCTAGCTTTAGCGAGTGTAGTCTGCAGTCGCTCGTCGATGAACGCTTTAGGATCACCGGGAAGAGTGTAACCCCTGTTGAGCATACGACATACCCAAGCAACCGTCGATGGAACCCACGTATCAGGCACTCGACGAAACGTCTTGAGCTCATTGAGCATCTTATTTGCTTTGAGATAGTCAGCGATGTACTCACGAGCGTCTGACGTAGTACACATGTAGTTGTACCAGTTCAACGAGCTGGCGTACTCTGCTTGTGTCAGCGGCTTGTTGTACGTAGGTTCTTCACCGAGGTACTTCAAGTTAACGAGGTAAGCCTCGTTGCGAGTAACACGAGGTTTACCCTTACGCTTGACACTAAGCAGAGATTTAGCCATTATTGTTTTCCTTTTGTAAGTTCTTCGTTAATCACACGCATGACGATCCAAACGCTATCCTGACCGTACTTATCTGAGTACGGAAGCATGCAATTAAAGGCGGCCTGGTGTGTATCAAACACACCGGGACAGAAGACGTGGCCACCTTTGGACTCAACGATCACGACCCACACTTGCATCACGCTGCCTCCGCCATCTCGACTGCAAGCTCGAGAGCTTTTGTCTTGAGATTCTTGTTGTAGCCGTACCAAGCCGACTGCATACGTGTGTCAGTCGTACGACCAAGCTCGTGGTCGGTGAGGTAGGTGATAGCGTTGAAGGGCTGCCACCAAGAACCTTCGGCGTATTTAGCACCGGGTTGAGTGTGCAGGATCTCGAGAGCACGATCAGCTTTACGAGACACATCCTTCTTACCACCGGCAGGGAAGATGCGGTTGAAGTACTCGACGATGTCTTCGTTTTTAGCTTTCTTAGAGCCAAGGAACGATGCCATCTCCTTGTACCGGATCAGCTTATCTTTGGCGATGCCGAGCATCTCCTTGGTGACGTCAGCATCGAACTCTTTACGATGACTGATCTTGACTGAGTTCTCAACTTTCTGATTGAGTGACAGAGTCAACGTATTGTTACACACCACTCGGATAGGAGTGAAGCGTACGTCAGTGCTGAAGCCGTAGCGATGGAAGTTGGAGAAGAGGAGGTAGGAGTCGACTTGGTCACCCTTGAACAGCTCGAAGGATTCTTTGACTTTAGCCAAAGCCCAAACGATCTGACCGTCACGAAGTGAGCCGGCAGTATGCATCTCCATGTCACCAGCAGCAACGAACTCGTTGAAGAACTCGAAAGCTTCGTGATTCTGAATAGCATTCCAATCGTCACCGACGACGTCGAGGACGGAGTTGTCAGTCGAACGAACGAGTACACCTCGACCGATATCAACCTGCTTACCAGCCACCGTAGCGTATGCTGGGATCTTTTCGACCGTCCAGTTGAGACCAGCAGCCTCAAGCATTTGATCCGGAGTGAGATCTCCCGGAACCTTTACACCAAGCCCATGCCACGGAACTTCACCAGCATAAGCCATCGTTTCAACATTGTGTGCCATGATGTTACCCTTTCCTTTCCAATTGATATAGTAATTCTATCAACTTTTGATAAGGTTGTACACCGTTATTTTGAAAAAAGTATGTTACGAGTGTAACTGTTTATGTTACACTTCCGTCGTATACCTCTAGGACCCGCTGGATGTAATTCTCGCGGCTTTTAACGAAGACTTGAGGCTCAGGCTGGCCGTCGACTGCTATGATGATAACGATCTGCGGGATCTTGAGAGCTGTCAACTCCTCAGCCATCATTGAGTAGCAGGTGGCTTGAGTAAAGTAGTCAATGATCCACTCCTCCTTCTTCTCCTTCAAGCTCGTCTTAAAGTCGACGATCGAGACTACACCATCAAACTCAGCGATGCAGTCCGTACGCCCAGCTGTGTATAACTTATTAGAATAGAGAGGAGCCTCGATGGCGAACACCTTACCGACGTGAGCGTCAAGCACAGGCTTGATACACTTGAACGTCATGATGTTAGCGGGCATGACACCATCGGGGTAATGCTCCTTGTTGAGCATGTATTCTTCGCAGATGGTGTGAATAGCCGTACCGCGATTGCCGGCTTGGATCTTGATCTTCTCAGCCTGATCTTTACCGACTCGCTCGATCCACTTATTGAGATGAGTATGATCTTTCTTTAGGCCGATGATTGTAGTCACTGACGGGTAAGCGATACCATCCGGTGCGAAGTAGTAGCGCTTACCGTCAATGATTCGTGCTTCGAAGTCTTTAAGATCTACGAAATCATGCTCAAATGTTTTACCACGTTCAAACTTAGGCGACGATCTTAAGGCGGCTCTTAGCAATAATATATTCCTTCACCATCGCGGAACGAACGATATCGTTCTCGTCGAAATCAATATAATCAAAAGACTTCATCCTGTCAAGGATTCTCATAAAGTCCGTCAATCCATTCTTCTCATGTTCTCTAGTGAAGTCTGACTGGCGGAAGTCACCACAGAATATGATCTTACAATTCTTACCTACACGAGTGATGACTGAGTCAAGCTCATGTAGAGTCATGTTTGCTATCTCATCAACCACAATAACGCAATCATTGAGAGTAATACCACGTATGAAAGAAGTACTGATGAAATCGACAAGATTCTTGTTTTTAAGATACTCATAGGCATCTCCTCTGTCAAATAGTTCATGAAAGATCGCTTGGTAGGGTGCTTCATAGACTTTTGATTTTTCTCTGTTGTTTCCGGGAAGGAATCCCATGTCACGCGTTGGGACAACTGATCGAACAATAACGAGCTTTCTATATCGAGATGAGTCGCTAAGGACTGTTTGAAGAGCGAGATACGTTGCGATGAACGATTTTCCTGTGCCTGCGATTCCGTGGAGGAGTAAGTTTTTGCCCGATTCATATGCTTCAAACGTTAGGCGTTGGTTGTTTGTTAGAGGTTCGATATTCTTTAACTTGAAGTTTAACTTTAATGAAGGTTCTTCATATTGTTTACCCTGCTGCTGGAGAATACGCTTTTGTTTTCTTGTTAACCTAACGACTTTCTGTTGAGTCATATTATCTCTTTTTAATGAGTGTTAATCGTGCTCCTGGTGATGCCTTTTGAGTTTCCTTTCTTGATATGCTTGAGCAGATCGCGGAAACCGGCGTCAGGCTTACCCATACCTCTACCAGAGTGAATAAGCGGCGCACCATTAACGAGTTGAGTGATGTGTGGATTGTCACGTAAGAAATCATCTAGAGCAGAGATAGTCATGAACTCCTCGTACTCCTCACCAGTATCATTATTCTTAAACTTGTAGGTTGGCATTACTTCTTTTTCCAATCTATTGTTGAGACTGACTCATCGAGCCAGATCTCGTCTTCGACGTCTAATGGATCCAGACCATCATCATCGAGATTCGTTAGGTCTTCTACACTCCTCACTCTGAGAGCGCGATCAAACCTACGTTCTTTTCTCTTATCAGACTTACCGCGAGTATCAACTTCATACTCGTCATCATATTCATACTTACGAAGTGACTTAAACTTTTGCTTGCTCATCGGGTACCAGTTCCGGAAATGCTTCTTTGACGATTGCTGACGTGAGTCCCTTGTACGGTAACTTCTTATCCTTGATGCTGCACAGAAGTAAAGCGTCTTTTGGATCGACTGACTCGAGAAGCTCGATGAACATCGACTCACGCTTCACTTGCTTTAGAGTAGGATACATTCCCTCGATGAAGTAAGGAAGCTTACGTGACTCACGAACGAAGATGTGTTCTTGGTCGGTGAGATCGTTTGGCTTGTAAGGTGGTACGCCTTCCGGTAGCTGCCACTTGACGTTGGGATCAAAAGCTCCCTGTAAAACCATACGCAATACTGTGCTATCATTATATCGAAGAGCTGCGATCTTCTCTTCTTTAGTCTTGAGTTTGGATACCTTATCCAGAAACTCAGCTACACCAATAACCATAGATTAAAACTCCGAGATGTGTTCCATTAGATTTTTCAACTTATTACTTATAAAGTAGTTCATTAGCTTTGAACGATCTTTACCCACTTGTGACTCATACTGCTCAATTACTTTACTGCTTATATATTCAGGTACGAAACTCAGGTCGATCAGAGTCTGGTTGCGATGCCAGTTACGAAGGATGATTGGATCCTCTATAGACAAGTCGTCGTTGACCAAGAACTGAGTGATCTTTTTAGCAGTCATAGGTTTCTGGCGCTCGCCGACAACAAAGCAATTATCAGGAGAAAGTACGTTAGGTACGCCATCGCCGGAGTCTCCCTTAAGGATATGTTCTTGTAAGTAACGCTTAGGATTATCATGAGTGATCCACTTCTTACGAACCGGATCAAACTGCTTCACTCCGTCATATTTATGTAACTGAATGAAATCCTTGTCACCGGACAAGATCAAGATCTTGAGCCTAGCGCGATCTTGACCGTTGAAGTTTTGGACGAGCGTGGCGATGATGTCGTCAGCCTCAGCGGACTCGACGTCGATGATACGATAGGGGAAGAAGTCTTTGAGTTCCTGACGGATCTTACCGAGGCACTCAAAGATACCCTTCCAATCGAGCTCAGAGTTTTCTTTACTCTTCTTACGATTAGCTTTGTAGTAGGGATAGTACTGCTTGCGCCAGACGTTAGTGTTATCACATGCGATAACCATCTCGCCGAACTCATCACCAAACTTTACCTTGAATCCACGAAGAGCGTTCAACACCATGTGTCGGACCATATTCTCCTCGATCTGAGCGTTGGTGTGGTTACCCAACTGCATCATAAGATTAGCTAACATAACTTGGTTCAAGTCAACAATAATCATGACTGCACGACCTCAGTCGTTTCCTTTCTCAAAGTCGATTACGAGTGTTTCAGCAAGCGTAAACGAACCATCATCTTCTTTCACAAACAACTCATCTGCTACACGCTGCAGAGGATGAGATATACCATAGTACTTACAAAGGATGGAGCGTAGAGTTTCTACCAAGAGTGCACCATCTTTCAGGTTAGGATCATCATCATTCTCATCGTCGGGTAAGAAGTCGAAACCAGCTAACTCGATATTAGAGAAGATCATAGGAACGATAACAGATAGAGTCTCGTTGATATGATTGAACTTCACCTGACTTACGTTTAAAGCTACTTCAGCGTCACTTTGTGGCCCCACTGTTGGAATTGATACTTTCTTAGATGGAAAAGCGATTACATTGTTTGCTTGCATTACTTAATTATACCACAGCTGGTGTTTATGTAAACTATTTATTTTAACAATAAGACGCGATACGGCTACCATATTCGTAGAAGCCAAAATCATAGACTTTACACTCAGTCCCATCAGTTATTCTGTTAATAACTTCTTGCTTATTATCGGGATTCACGTAGAAGAGGAAGAAGCCTCCACCGCCAGCACCTAGAAGCTTACCTCCCAAAGCACCAGCCTCTAGAGCTTTATTGTATACGCCATCGAAGTAGTCGTTGCTGATGTCAGAGGCTACAGCTTTCTTATCCATCCAAGCGTCGTGAAGCAGAGAGCCGAAGTCGTCAAGCTTACCTTCTTTCAGGTAACGTGCACCGACATAAGCTTTATTACGCGAGCGCTTTACGAGATTAAACTTATCGATGTCACTCATCGCTTTTGCTTGCTTCTGCAAGATAGAGTTAGCGTTACGACCTTTGCCCGAATATACTAGGAGCAAACGTTGCTCGAGATCATTCCAGATATCACGATTGTATGTGATAGGCTTGATGTCTACGCTGTCATCGGCGTTGAACTCAAATAGGTTCATGCCACCGTACGCTGAAGCGTACTGATCTTGCTTACCGACAGGATAGTTACACATGTTACGTTCGATATGATACGCCGTCTGAGCGAGATACTCTCTAGACGTATGACTCGAGTGTCTCTCACTGTTAGCTAGAGCGTTGATCAGACCTAGAGTAAAAGCCGAAGACGATCCTAACCCAGAACCCTTAGCAAGAATGTCAGCGATTGAAGCCACTGTGACTTCTTTAGAGATATCAAAATACTTCAAGCTCTCACGTGTGATAGCGTGTTGCATCTGCTCCACATCTGGAAACTCTTCGATCGTGTCATACATGATCTTGATACCCAGATGTGGAGTCTTATGAACCATAACGTAGATAAACTTGTCGATAGTGACTGACAGAGCTGCACCTTTCTCCTTGGTGTAAAACTCTGGCATGTCACTACCACCGCTGAAGAAACTCAAACGCAGCGGAGTCTTAGAGAGGATCATGGTGTAGTCCTATAGATAAACTTTTGTTTAGGGATAGCACGAGAAGCTTCGTCCGGATACTGTTTGACGAGATCGTTAAGCATGATCTCCCACAGGTTCTTGATACGTGCGATGTTGTAACGACTATCGACGAACGTCTTATTGAAGTTCTGCATATACTTATGCTCACCGCTACGAACGAAGTTGATAGCACCATTCAAGTGATTGATAAAGATGTTAGCGTGAGTGTTACGATCTTCAAAGTCACCGTGATACATAATGTTCAAGGCACCCGATGTTTCAGGCAAAGCACCAAAGTTAGGATGTACACACACTAGGCCGGCTGACATAGCTTCCAACATCGCCCGACATGACGTCTCGATCCAGATAGAGGGATAAGCAAAGATGTCCGCTTTATTCAAATGTTCTTTGAGTTCACTGTTAGGAACGAAGCCATGATACGTCATCTTCGGATGATTGCGAATCTGTTCGTAGAGCGGCTCGAACTGTTTATCCATCTCTTCCCAACCATAGATCTTAAAGCTAGAGAATACGTCGAGATGAATGTCGTCGTGCAACTCACAGAGTTTATCAAACACTGGAACTAGAAGCTCAAGACCACGCTGAGGCGTAGATGTATACACTAAGCGAATAGTTCCATCATTTGGCTTATTGATCTCCGGCGCGGGTTCGATACCTGACTCAAGTATGATCGACTTAGTATCGTAAGGAATGCCATGCACCAACTGATAACGCTGATACTGCCAGTCGCTAATGAATACAAACTTATGAAAACTATCTTGGAATGTTTTATCCTGAAACTTACGTGACTCAGGATCTTCCGCCAAGTCGTGGGCCCAGAAGATACGAATCTTCGTGGGATCAAGATCGCGAACACGAGAGCTTACGATCTGAAAGTTATCTAACAACTTAGGATCAATGATCTCAGCTAACTTACGCTTAGCGATCTCGGTCCCGCCGTTAGCGTTTTTAGAAACTTCGTTCTCTTCAAAAGCACTCATATTGCAAACCCTGACTTAAGAGCATCATTATAAAACATCTCACATGTTTCTTTTGAGAACTGTGTAAGATCTTTACCAAAACCCTTAACTTTCTTGATTAGATCAGGAGTCATAGTAATGATATCGCATCCACACTCTTGAGCACAGATGTAGTTGTGAGCTTCGCGAGAACTTGCCCAGAGGAATTCTACATTGTCATCGGCTTCTCTAATTGAGTCATAGTACAAGACACCGCGGGAAATAATATCGCGTGGATTAACACCGACGTCAGCGATACGACCCGCAAAGACGGAGATGATGGAAGGAGTCGTTCGTACGAGTGCGTTGAGAGTCTCTTCAATCTGTTGTACAGTAAAGACTGCAGTCACATTAACTTTGATACCTTCAGAACTTAACTGATTGATGATCGGTGCAGTCGACGTACCATCAGTATGCATGACGGGGATCTTCACATATACGGGGTAGTTGTACTCTTCGCCCCATGAATCAATGAGTCGTGCTTGACGCAAGATGTTTACCGGATCATCTGCAAATACTTCAAGACTAAGATTTGTATCTTCGCGCTTATCCGCCAGATAAGCAATAACACGAGTAGCAAACTCAGCGTAATTAGTTACACCGGCTGCTCTCATTAATGTTGGGTTGGTCGTAAAACCAGAGATGGAAGAATCTTTTGCTGCAGTGATGATGCCATCTAGATCGGCACCGTCGGCATATAACTTAATCATGATTTTCAAGCTCCGCGATAAGAGTACATGCTTGTAGAACGTTATCTACAATGTAGTCAGGATAGATGTGTTCGTATTTTTCTGGGGTGGTGTATTTGTCGCCAACGAATATCGTGGTCAACTTACTCTTGTGACCGGCAACGATGTCTTTCCATCTGTCACCTACTATATAGCTACTTCCTCGATCGATCTTGTATGATTTGATAAGAGTCTCAAACATACCATTGTTTGGTTTATACCAAGCTGATCCTCGCTCATAAGCTACGAGCCCGTCGTCAATACCTAACCAGTTGACACACATACGTATCATCATCTGTAAGTGAGAGTTTTGTAGCTTACCGTCGTAAACGTCGGGCTGATTCGTAGCGATGAGTGTTATGAAGTCGTGACTCTTGACGATTTGAACACCCTGTTTAGCGCCATCGATGAATCTGAACTCATCGATGTGCCAAGGTGCAGTCATCTCGCCGTTATGATCTACGAGATGATTAAGAACGCCGTCTCTGTCAAAGAAGACAGCGCGTCTTGTTACCACTTTGTTTTGTTTTTTTGTAGTTTTGGGTGAGATACTAGACAATGCCAAACCACAGCCTGAAAGGCTTCACTATGAGGTGTCACACGAGATGGAGAAGGTGCTGGAATAACTACAGCAGCGTCACAATATTTAGCAGCGTATCCATCTTCCTTGCCAACGATCGCTACAGACGTAGCTTCAACCGACTTAGCAAGTTTAATAGCTTTGATGAGACCTACTGACACATTCCGGTCTTCATCACCTCCGCCGACGGATAGAACGAAGATGGTGTCGTTACGGTTGAACCGACTGACTTTGAGATATTCTTCAAATACGGTGTCAAATCCTTCATCATTTGTTCTAGCAGTAAGCTCTGACACGTTATCTGTAGGGCAGTAAGCTTCAATCCCACAGAGCTTACGTAAGTCGTTGACCATGTGTGAGGCATTGCCAGCCGAGCCACCGACTCCCAGTACAAAAACCCTGCCTTGGCTGAGATCCCTAGTAGATTGGAGAACATTTGCAATTACCTCGACCTTGTTCTTATCAACCATCGCGGCGATATTGACAACTTCTTCAAAATATTGATCACTGAAACTCATTAACAACGTCCTCTCAATTCTGTTGTACTATATTTATGATCGCGCTCGTTGTAGATAATCTTGATTCCACGCTTCTCACAGATGTCTTGACCCGTGACAAACGTATCCCTATACTCTACACCGACAAAGCGATGTGTGATCGGTTCGATACCGAGAAGATTAATGAGATCCCATTCTGATTCGTATGGAATGATCTCATCTACAAACTTACACGCTCGAAGTTGAACGTAACGCTCATAAATCGATTGAACAGGTTTCTGCTTACGATCCGGACGATCGATAGTGGGATCAGTCTGCAGACCAACTATGAGATAATCTACTTGCGACTTACAATCACGAAGCATCTCTACGTGACCAGCATGAAGCAAGTCAAAAGCACTACAAGTAAAACCAATCTTTAACGGACTAACAGGTTTCATTTCTTCACCAACTTAAAAATAGAAGATTCATGATGCCACTTACCCAAGAACTCTACGTCATAATCTGTATCATCGAGGAACTCAATGAACGCTTTATACTCATGTTCTTCAAAGCCAGGATAATTATGAAACTCGTCGAATACTAGGATAGTACCATCTATGAAACGTTCTTTGAGTTTCTCTAATATAGATGATGTCGATGAATAGAGATCTGCGTCTAAGTGACAAAAGCTAACGTGTAACTTATTCTTTGAAAGAAAGTCATCGAGAGTGTCTTGGAATAATCCTACGACTAACTCTACGTTTTCAGGAACGATTGGTAACTCTTCTTGAGCAAAAGAACCGACACCTATTTCAGGTCTCCAGTCTTCAGGTAAACCCTTGAAAGAGTCGAATCCGTACACTTTACCAGCATGATGTGATGCAATACGTCGGATTGTTTGGCCTGTGGCCACACCGAACTCAAGAAACAAACCATCTTGAGTCGATGCAGCCACGACTTTCTCAAAGTTTTCGTATAACGTATTCTCTGATTGATACTGACCTAATAAAAGATCAACTTTTTCTTTACTGCTCACTTAATTACCATGTATGTGTTGTCACCATCTTGGCCGGTGGTGTTGTGATGCATGTAAGTCGCGTTACGATTAGCGAACCACTTCTTGAAGTAGTCGCTGTTGTCAATCGTACCGAAGATCTTAGCTTGATACATCACCAACCACTTATCTGAGTCGATGATCTTTTCCATGATCTTATCACGGAAGTCGATCGGAATCTCACTCAGAGACCAAGTAGCGATGACGAGGTCAGCTTTTTCAAGATCAGCGGGGTCAGATACGAAGTTAGCTTGAATATCTTGTTTGTTCAAGTAATAGTTCTGAATCTTTTGAACTTCAGGGAAGTCATAGATGGTATATTTACCCTTGAACCCAAGATCATGAATCACCGAACACATGTCACCGTAACCGCCACCGATTTCTACGATGCTGTTGCAGTTCTTGATCTCTTCCGGAGTAAATCCACAGATAGCTAAGTGAGCTACGTCTTGAACACGCTGCATGCTAGTGTCAAAGTCGTCAGCAACTTTCAAGAAGTCTTCATTACCTTCCGGAACACCGATCCAATTTTCTTGAAGTGCATAACGAAAGTCTTCATTCTCATAAGCAGCGTTGAACGCAGCACCTAAGAATCGGGCTGTACGTCCACGAGTTACGAGTGGAACGTTGTGAACGCTCGCCCACAGACGAAAGCGTGGGAAAGGAAGATGATCGCAGTCATACTCAAACACTTCACGCATGGTCGGCCAATAGTCGGGACCATTTACTTGCTTAGCCTTGATAGCTTTTTGAGCCATCTCAGACTGATAGTCAAAATCAGAAAAGATTAGATTCACTTGCCACGTTCCTTTTCAACTGCTTTAACGCGAAGATACGTTAAGATATTTTCAGGTGACGTCTCACCATACGGATCATCTTCAGCGTTGTTTCTAAATCCTGGCTCCTCGAACCAAGCTTCAATCACACCATTATTGACAATCATAGCGTAACGCCACGAGCGATCACCGAATCCTAGGTTCTCTTTCTGAACCAGCATATGCATCTTATTAGTGAAAGCTGCATTGCCGTCTGGAATGACTCTAACGTACTCAAGCTTCTGTTGCTTAGCCCAACAATTCATCACGAACGAGTCGTTTACTGAGACGCAATAGATCTCGCTGATGCCGAGATCGACGAAGTCGGCAAACTTTTCTTCGAATCCTGGAAGCTGGTAGGTGTCACATGTTGGTGTGAAAGCACCCGGAAGTGAGAATACAATAACGCGTTTGTTACCAAACAAGTCGTAACTGTTTACATCACTCCAGCGATAAGGATTGGATCCCGCAACAGAATCGTCGCGAACACGGACTTTAAAGTTAACAGCTGGAACAACTGAGCCGATCCTATCTTTTGAAACTTTCTCGTGGTATTTAGCTTCCCACTGATCATCATCATAAATGTTCATGATAATTCCTCAAGCTTGACGAGTTATATATGTCCGACGAATCTGAGTAGCACCGAAGAACTTTTCAACGAGATCGATAACGACTGCTTCATCGTATGTCTTACATGAGAAGACGTCGAGATACATCGTGTCGTTTTCGTTGACGAAGTGAGCGCAGATGTTTGAAGTTTCAATGAGCTGGACGAGAGTGAAGCCAGCCTTGTTACCCGAACCGAAGTCGTGGATCTGAGGCTCACCAAACGCCACCATGTCGATCTCTTCAACGAGCTGCTTAGCGAAGAGATATACGTTTTCATAGCTGGTGATCTTTTCGTGATCACAACCAGCACAATCGAGGATGAGGTGGTAACCCCAGTAATTAGACATCAGTTTTCTCCTTAAGTTTGTTAATTAAAGTAAACTTTTTTTCTTCATCCCATACAGAAAGATATTCATTATCTTCATGGAATAGTCTGAGATATTCTTCTTTGGTGATCTCTCTCGTAGAGAGATCCATCTCACCGAGATGTACTTGACTCATCTCATTGGCGTCACCAAAGAGAACGAGATCCGTTGCTTGATAGTTAGGTGCGTCGTCAGTGAGTTCAACTACGTAACGATGACGGAATTGAGAAAGAGTCTCAACCATAATCAACTTAGACATATCAATATTCCGTGTCGATGATTTGAACGTAGCTCACTGAGTCGATGCGGAAAGAACGCCAACCGCCAGCATTAACATCCCAAGCAGCAATCGTGTTCAGATTTTCTTTCTTCTGATGTTGCTCATCGAGATGATCGGGATTGTAGTTCTGAGGAAGATACTGAGGATCAAGAGTGCAACGCATCACACGTCCCTCACCATTCACTTTAGTAAAAGTCACTTCAATGATATGTGACTTAAGATCTTTAAGAATTTCATCACGCTTATATACGGTCATGTCTCACCTATTCATTTAAAAGTTGTGTAGTCTCACTGTGTTCCTGATTTACTCGCTCGGCGAGCTGAGTGTAACCGCCGATGTAGAAACCATCGACCGTAATGATTGGAAACGTTCTAGCCGTAGGGAACTGTTCCAAGATTTGTTCACGAGTAAAATCCAAACCAAGCTTATGTTCTTCGTATTGAATCTTACGTGTGTTTAAGAGGTGTACTGCGCTCGTGCAGTACGGACAATTGTCCTTACTGTAAACTACTACTCTTTCCATGTGCTGATGATCTCTGTCCAGTATTCGTTGACGTCTGCGTTGTCTTCATAGTTGTAGCCGGCTTCGACCATGTCGAGGGCAATCATCTTCTCAAGCTCACTCATCATATCCCAATCGCGATCCATGATACCTCACAAAGTTTCAGTAATAAGATATTATATCTATACTAAGCGAAAATGTACACTATTATTTTAAGCTAAGTGATTGATCTTTTAACGACTGCTCATATCTGTTAAGCTTATTAAGGTAGCCTCTATTTCTTAGCTCCTTAAAGATAAGGTTCTCAAAACTAAACTCACCGCCTCTAGAGATAGCTGCGCCTCTCATGTCTCTAATCTTACGTTTGAATTCTCTAACAGCTTCGACGTTCATCTTATTCTTAATGATGTCGTCGATCGAATTCTTGTAGAACATAACCTTTTGTTTCAGCACTCTATCGTTCTTGAAGTCGTAGCTTCCACGATTCGGGAATTGTAGCCACTTATTACGGATGAGGGAATAGACACCCTGATTGCTGGCAAATCCGTCTTGGGAGTGTTGGGCGTAGGGCTCAAGCGATATGCCAAGTATCGAGATCTTATGGGTGAGTGTCCATAGTAGCTTCTTATCTTGAAGGTACTCATCTATGATCTCTCTGCTCGCGCCTCTAGCAAATGTGTTTCTATCGATAACTATGTGTACATCGATATCTGACATGGGTGTATAGTTATAGTTTGCGTTACCTCCGAGAATGATGATATCTTGAATCATTGCTCGTGGAATCTTGGCGAAGTCAGCCCACGCGTAACCGAATTGAATGAGTTTTGATCTGACCTGTGGTTTTAGATCATTACCGTTCCAAAGCTTAGGATTTAGCTCACTGTGATACTCGAGTGAGATCTTAGTTTCTGTGACGTAAGTCTTAAAGTTTTTCATCCGGTTTACCCATGTTTTGGGTATTTATACTAACGCTAAAACGTTCATAACACCTGCGACATAGATGACTGAGACGACGCCTTGAATAACTAACAAAGACCACTTACGCCACTGGATCGCGACGATAGCCCATCCAAAGTTACCGGCTAGACTCAAGTAGATGTTAAGAGGATAGATGTTAAACGCCGTTAGCACACAACCACATATAAGAACCGCGGTGGAGATCCACTCTGCCCAGAAAACCCAATTTAATTTCATCACCAATGCCTTATTACGCCCGACACGATAAAGAAGTTAGTAATCACGTAACATAAAACTATTAGAGTCCTAACGATTGCTACACGATCCGCTTCTTTATCATCTTCGCTAGCTTTCTCACCTAGAGCTTTTGCCCATAAACGCCACATCAATAGAACTCCACGATCTCATCTGCGATACCATACTTAACTGCTTCGGCTGCAGTCAACCATACGTCTTGAGGAGGAAGAAGATACTTCTTGATCTGAGACTCAGTCAGACCCGTACAACGCTTATAGTGTTCAACGATACGTGTGTGAGTGTTTTGGAACTCTTTGACTTGAGCCATCAACTCGTGTTCTTTACCATGTGATCCCCACGAGTACTGATGTGAAAGGATCGCTGTGTTACGTGTGATGAAGCGTTTACCTTTCTCACCGGCGATAAAAGTCATAAGTCCACAACTAGCGATCTCACCTAAGCCATATGTGTACACAGGAATCTTTGATCCCTTCATAGTATCAATTAGAGCAAACGCGCCGGCGATCTCTCCACCCGGTGAGTTGATGATCATCTTCATACACTTAGGACGATTCTTAGACATGAGATTACGGGCGATGATGAACTCGATCGCCTCGCCCGTAGAGTCTGCATCAAAATCTTTATTAAACAAGAAGTAATGATGGTCTTGAATATTAGGAATATCGTCTGACTTATCGTCTTTGCTGCTCATAACAAAACCCCATTAATTAAGCGTATGTTCTATAACCTAATACTTTACTCACCGGATAGTAACCGACTTCAACTGACTTCTCAGTGTTACCGCCGAGTACTTTAACGTACTTGACACCATCAATCATTTCAAATCCTTCAAAGAATCCAACGTGGCCTGACCAACCGTCGTTGCCGCGAGCCAGCACTACGATGTCTCCTTCTTTAGGATCTTTAGTCTTAACACCCCACGTCAAGAAGCTACGGGCTCTAAGACTCTTAGTTGTCTCGAAACCTGCGCGGTTCAAGATAGCGTTAGCAAACGCAGCACACCAAGGAATGCGTGCTGGATCTACGGGCTCTTGGTTACCATGCGAAAGTAGAGTCTTTAGTTCGTGTCTATCTTTCTTCTGGTTCTTACCTTGCCACTTCTTAGCTTCAACTACTACTTCTTTAAACACTGGCTCACAAGTAAACCAGCTACACTTCATAACGATTTCTTTACGTGTCTGCTCACGTGACAAAACAACCTTAGTTCTAATCGGTGGCTCGTCGCGCTTAGCTAGAATCTCTTGTCTTGCTTTCTCTTGAGCCCAATACTCACTTGAAGATTGTTCATTAGAACTCGTGTAAGAAGAAAACATAGATTCATTCTTTAAGAATGGATTATTCTCAGGCGCTACTTTAGCTGCACGAACATGCTTCTTCTGAATCTTCTTCTTTACAACTTTTTTCTTTACAGTCTGTTGAACGACTGTCTGTTCTGTAGAAGTTGGTTTTGCTTCAACGATTGAAGATGCTAAAAGAGCACCTACGGCAACCGTGGCCGCTAAAATTACCTTGTACATTTTAATCTCCTATTTTCGGTGGTCCAGCACCTCAATCAAGAGTTTAGCTGTACCACTGTGAAAGAAGCCCAGAGCTTTTGCCCCACCACGTGAAACGTCGACTTCTCTTCCCTTAATAAACGGCCCTCTATCATTGACAACCGCGTCGATGGTAGTACCGGTCTTAACGTTAGTTAGCCGGAGCATGGTCCCGAACGGCAAAGTTCTATGGGCCACCGAATACTTATCTGGATTGAATCTTTGACCGTCAGCTGTCCTCTTCCCGTCTTGGTACCAAGTAGCAGTACCTTGGTAAGACTTCTTTACAGCTTCAGCTTTTAGCTCTGGTAACGAAGCACAGCCGGTCAGCAAGACTGAATATATGAAAGTTATTAATTTCTTCATTTTTGTGGTAGGTGCTTCCTATGGACTTTGACCATAATCCAGCTATTATACCACATGTCGTGCTCAAGTACACCTTCATTAAACTGGTACTTAGCTTCCCAGTAGTTGCACTCGCCTTTAGTCTTACAGAGCCGCAGGATAACACGCGTGTAGTTATGTTTTCCTTGCGACTCAATCTCTTCTAGCAACTCTTTATTTGAGCCGTAGTAGTCTTTCCAATCTGATTCAATAAGTGAGCGCTTCTTCTTGCCTTTGACTTGTTTCGTCTTAGTTTTTTTAAGAAGCTTTTTTCCGATATACTTTTTCTGAGATGAAACGTTTGTAATGATGTAGACGAATCCAAGGTAATCATCGAGGATTTCAGAGTCAACAACGTTTCCCTCATAGGTCCACGGATTCTCGTAAGACACTATTCGTCATCCCAGAGCTCATCATCTTCATCGTCTTCTTCTTGGGTTTGCCAACCACAAAACGGACAAAACGAAGGTTCTTCTTTCTCACGATGAATCAACTGATACTCAGCGTCGCATTGCTCACATAAAAAGTCTGTTCCCATTATTATATCCTACACTGATTCTTTTTATCATCAGCCACTGTCTTGAGATCGACCGGCGGGATCGGGTTCTTAACGTTCTTCACGTCAGGAACATTGAACGTATAGCCAGATGCTTTCTCAATATCAGCGACAGTTACTTGATATTTAGTAAAGTCTGGAGAGATGCCATTTTGATTAGGCATCATAAATGCGATAGACTTCTTCGTGTTATTATCGATTAAGATCTTATAAAGTGCGTCCGGTACTACGACTTTATTGGCACCGATAGTCTTAGATGATTCTGACCAGATGTTACCAGCGATGATGCTGTACGAGTGTTTAGTTGCATACACCCATGCGCGTTCCGCTGACTCAATATTCTTCCAAGTTCCACGATTTACTGCTGGAAGTTGTGGACTCATGTTAGACATGATGAACGACTCGCGAGCAACTGTAACATCATAAGACATGTCAGCGTTATTAGCTAAGTGGCCCTGATCATAACCAGATCCAGCGTAGTCAGATGGCTTAGCTGAGTTTGCGCCTAATGATTGATCAGCGGCGAATGCATCATCTCGAGGCAAGCAACTGATAACGTGATCTGGCGTAAGTGTCCAAGCTACCCATCCTGGAATCTTTGCAGCGTTACTATGAGCTAAGATGTAACCTGTGCGACAGATGATAGGCTCATTCTGTTTAACAGAAGGTGCACCGTATGGGATCATTGTAGTGCAAGCAGATGCTGGCTTAGGTGGAGCCTGCTCCGCGGCAAATACAGTAGATGAAATAGCGAGTAATGCTAGAAATAATACTTTAAGTTTCATGCAAAATTCCTTTTTTTATTATATACACTTTTTAGAAAATGTATATAATGTTAGCAACTAACTTTAGATGGGCAACTACTTAGATTACAAACATAGTGAGTCATTTTACGTAAATCCATCCCACATCCTTTACACACGGCTGGGTTGATAGGAGGAATGTAATGTTGTGTATTTGTTAGATCTCTTTGTGCAGCTTGGTAACCATCGTACCAACCTTTTTTATATTCATCATCAACGAGAACTCTATTTACAAGTCCTCCAATCTTTGGTGTTGTCACAGTGAGAATCCTTTAAATGTGTCGGTGGTGACATCTTTCTTGACGCCACCATTGATGTAAGAAGTGATCTCGGTTTCTTGCGGTGCTACTTGCACTTCTGCGCCGGAGATCCACTTCTGAGTCCAAGGAAGTGGATTGCTACCTCCCTTATAGGGCGTAGGCAGACCAACCGCTGTCATACGCTTATTAGCAATCCATTCTATGTATTCACTCAATAACGCCTCGTTAAGACCAACCATCGACCCGTCACGGAATAGATAATTTGCCCAACGCTTCTCTTGGTTGACAGCGTCAACGAACAGATCGACGCAAACCTGTCGTGTCTCTTCCGATATCCTCGCGAAGTCTTCATCTTCTTTAACGAGCGCCTTAAGTAGCTGCTGTGTTCCCGCGAGATGCAGGTTCTCGTCTCTTGCGATGAACTTGATAATTTTTGCATTACCTTCCATCTTTTTGACTTCAGCGAAAGCCCAGCTGCACGCGAACGATACATAGAATCTAACTCCCTCAAGGATGTTTACTGACATAAGTGCGAGCCACAATGCTTTCTTATGAGTGTAAGATGTAGGAACGAGATGGAGATGTGTAGCGCTCGACGCACGTTGATTTAGATCGATCAACTCATCGTAATACTTACTGATGTCGTCAGCACAGTCTACGATCTCCTTGATATCCATTATCTCGTCAAATACTTTAGATGGATTCGGATATATGTTCCGTATGATGTGTGTGTAACTTCTGCTGTGAATGGTTTCACTAAAAGTCCATGTAGTGACCCATGTCTCCAACTCTGGGAGGGAACAAATAGGACCAAACGCCGCTGTCGGAGCTCTACCTTGGACACTATCGAGTAGGATTTGTCTCTTAAGATTTGACGTAAATATGTGCTGTTCATGAGGCGTAAGATCCTTAAAATCTTTTGCATCTTTATAGATGTCAACTTCTTCTGGACGCCAGAAGAAGCCGAGTTGTTTGTCAGTTAGTTTCTCAATCCATGTGTACTTTTGCTTGTCGTAACGCGCAACAGTTGGTGCGTCGTCAAAGAATGCTTTAACTTGTGTATGATCTTTTTTATTATTAGAATCAAATACTGAGTACATTACTTGTCTTTCTTTAACTCTGAGATTTTTGTGCGACCGAGTGTTCTATTGAGTCTAGATCTTACGTCAGCATTTTCCCAAGTCCAGCATTCACCGGTCTCATCTTGAAAGCAAACCCACATGATATCATTTTCCGGACCAGACCAGATCATCCAATGCGCGATTGCCCGACCCTTGGGCGTCATCAATGGAATTGGTGGATCAATCCTTTGTATGTCTGTCATTTATTTCCTCGACTACTTTCCAGCCTTCATCACAAATATCTCTATAGTCTAGTGTCAGTTCTTCACCAACTGCTATATCTTTATTCGTTATGTGTAGATACTTTGTCGGTGTAGTTAAGTTTGGTTTATCAGCATGATTTATAAAAATGATGTTATCGGAATGACGAATGTATAGATCTAAGCTTCTATCGTAACAGTAAAAGTACTGTATGTGTTCCATAAGTGCAGAAGAATATCCATAATTTCTTGATACACTATCTAATTGTAACCATCCATCTACTATATGATCATGTTTCCAAAATAAAGTATTTTTTGGAATAGGTTCATCTGCAAACAAACCCAAACCATGTATGCTGCTGGCTGAAACATATGTTTTATATAACATTGGCATCAGATTTTACAAGCCTCGCAATCTTCTTCGTTAACTGCACCAGCGGCGAGTACAGGCATCTCATATTCACCGGCACCATCGTTGGTGTTGAAGTAATATAGTTGCTTGCCACCATACTTATAAAACATCAGGAGGTGTCCGATCATCTCTGACATCGGGATCTTTTCATCTTCGTAGAACTTTGGGTTATACGAGGTGTTAACACTGATACCTTGGTCGATGAACTTTTGAAGGATGGCGCAGATTTTAAGATAACCTTCCGGTGACTTTTGATCCCATAGAAGGTCATATTTGTTTTTGAGCTTTCGAACTTCTGGTACAACTTGTTTAAGAACGCCGTCTTTTGATTGCTTAACTGATACAAGCGAGCGTGGAGGCTCAATTCCATTCGTTGCATTACTAATCTGCGCAGATGTTTCTGATGGCATGAGTGCCATAAGTGTACTGTTTCTGATTCCATATTGCTTTGCTGCTTCTGCAAGCTCTCTCCAAGGAAAGTTGTATTGCGGGGTAACCAATTCATCAACATCTCTTTTGTAAGTATCAATAGGGAAGATTCCATTGCCATACTTTGTTTCTCCACTCTTAGGGCATGCACCTTTCTCTTTGGCGAGATCGATAGATGCTTTAATTAGATAATAAGACCATGCTTCTGTATAAGCATGAAGTTTGTTTAGACCATCAGAGTTAATGTGCTGATAATTAAGATCATTACGAGCGAGCCAGTAAGCGAGGTTAATAATACCGACACCAAGAGGGCGACGACCCATAGTGGAATTTCTAGCTGCCAGTACTGGATAATCTTGATAGTCAAGTAACTCATCGAGAGCACGCACAGCAAGGGTACAAGGAAGTTCAAAATCAGCGGGATCACGAATCTTTCCCCAATTAATAGCGGCTAGTGTACATAGTGAGATCTCTCCATTTGGATCATTAATATCATTAAGTGGCTTTGTAGGAAGATCAATCTCACAACAAAGATTAGACTGTTTGATTGGCGCTAGTTCTTTGATGAATGATCCGTGGTCGTTGGCATGGTCAACATTTTGCAGGTAAATTCTTCCTGTGTCTTTTCGCTCTTGCATAAAAGCTGAAAAGAGCTCAATGGCAGGGATTGACTTCTTTCTGAGTTTTGTTGAACGCTCATATTTTTCATATAGATCTCTAAACTTATCGGTATCAATAAAAAAGCTGTCATACAAATCAGGAACATCATGAGGGCTAAACAAAGTAATGTTGCCGCCTGCCAAAAGTCTTTCATACATCACCTTATTAAATTGAACGCCATAATCTAAACCGCGAATACGATTGTCTTCTGTGCCCTTGTTATTCTTGAGTACTAAGAGATCTTCGACCTCCAGATGCCAGATAGGGTAATAAAGAGTTGCTGCACCGCCACGGACACCTCCCTGTGAGCAAGATTTAACCGCGCTTTGGAAGTGTTTGTAAAAGGGAATAACGCCAGTATGTGAAGCATCCCCGTTGCGAATAGGAGAGCCGATAGCACGAATACGACCAGCACTGATGCCAATACCAGCTTTTTGAGAAACATACTTAACGATCGAGGAAGCCGTCGCATTGATGGAATCAAGTGAGTCATCTGTCTCGATAAGAACACACGAAGAGAACTGCTTTTGAGGAGAACGTAGACCCGCCATGATAGGAGTCGGTAGCGAAATATCGAAATTAGATGTTGCATCATAAAGTTCCTTTATCCATTTGTTACGATCAGCACCATAGTTTCTAAACAGCACCATAGCGATGAGCATATATGCCATCTGCGGCGTCTCAAAGATCTTACCAGTAACTCGGTTTCTTATGAGATACTTACCGCGGAACTGTTCCATTCCTACATAGGAAATGTTGAAATCACGTGTGTGATCAAGATAGCGATTAAGAGCATTAATGTCAGCTCCAGAATACCAATTAAGAATATCCTTGTCATAATACCCAGCGTCCACAACATTACGAACATGAGTGAGAAGATCAGGAACGTTAAAATCACCGTACACCTCTTTTCTTAGATGATAGTTAATGAGACGACCAGCGACATATTGGTAGCCGGGAGTGTCTTCACTGATGAGATCGGCTGACGCTTTAATGAGAGTTTCTTGAATGTCGCCGGTCTTGATGCCATCATAGAACTGGATGTGAGACTTGATCTCAACCTCTGACTCTGAGACGCCGTTTATACCTTCACAAGCCCAAGCTACCACTTTATGAAACTTATTGAGATCTAGTGGTTCTTTTCTACCGTCACGCTTGGTTACTTGGATCATTTCTTCTTCTCCTTAACAAATAAATACTATTATACACTATTCGACAATCAATGTACAATAAAAAGGTGTGATATGGACGTTAACTCTATATTTAAGTTGATCTCAGATGTAGGCTTCCCAATAGCAGCCGCTTGTGCTATGGGCTACTTCATTTTCTTAACGATTAAGTTTATTCTCGCGGGCGTTATGAGTGCTGTAAACAGCATGAAAGGCATCATCATGGCTCTCGATAACAGAGTTAAGACGATGAACCACGATGTCATAAGAATCGACACTCTCGTCTCCAACGTTATGGGTGTTAAACCGGACACTGACCGTATCGCCCGTGCGGACGGCAAAAACGATGCAAGAAGGGATTGAATATGGGTAATCTAGCGGACCTAATTGCAAAATATGGATTTCCTATAGTCGCTGCTGGTGGCATGGGATACATGATCTACTATGTATGGACATGGGCCACCAAAGAAATTAAGCCTGTTCTCAATGATGCTAATGTAGTACTTATAGCGCTCATCGACCGTATTCGTATGCTTGATAACGATTTAATTCGACTGAATCAAAAAGTCAACATAGTTCTTATGCTTCGTGAGATGAAGCATGACGAGTTAGTAGCAAAAGCGAGCGAGTTCAGAAAGAGCGAGCGTGGGCCCGTAGACGCTCCAAAGCAAGAGACCGGTGAGCAGAAAAAAGAAGAATCCAGTAAAGTAAAGTAAGTTAGACAACAAGTTTGTAACCAAACACTTCTTCAAAGCTCTCATCTCTCATAGCGTCATAGTTCTTAGTTAATCTACAGAATTTGTCGAAGTCTTTGAGAGGTGAGAACTTTAAGACACCACTCATAGCTTCAAGTTCTTTCTTTACTCTCTTAAACTTAGGATGAAATAATTTAGAGTTAGCTTGATCTATTTGCTCAATCGCTATCTTTCTAAGTCTTTCATCTAAACATGATGGTGCCATACCAAGCGGGCGACCAGCAACGTGCATTTGAAAAGTCATATTATTAAACTTTTCTATAGACTCATTATAAAAATCTATTAAAGCATTCATATCTAATACCGTATAAGCAGTAACAGTAGAATGAATCATAGGTTTAATGTTTGGAAGAGAAGCTAACTTATAAGCATTTTCTTTTACTATTTCCCAGTCAGTTCCTTTGCGCTGATACTCGGCAACTCTACCTACTGCATCTATACTAAGATTGAGTCTAACATTCTTAAACTTAGTTATTTTCTCAGCAAACTTAGGATTATAGACACTACAGTTAGTGTAGATAAGTAATGCTACATCTTCTGACTTGCCGTTATCAATAAGTCTATCCATAAGATCATAATATTGTTTCATCAACAATGGTTCACCGCCCGTTAGAAACAAGTAGCGAAGATCTTCAGTAGAACTTATTATCTCTTTCCAGTCTTTCTCGCTGATCTCGCTCAACTCATTAGTTTCAATGTTATGAAAGTTATGTGCGAAAGGAAACTTAGTAGCTTCTCTAGCAATCTCAATGCTGTTGGTAGGATTACACATCCTACACATGAAGTTACATTGGTTGCTACAACGTAGCTCTACGTACTCGAGAGGCTTATCAGCAAACTCAGTAAACTTATCTTTAGTGTATTCGGGAAAGTTTCTAAGAAATTGTTGTCTGATACTTAGAAGATTCTTATCTTCATTACGCCAACAGTTACCACAGTTATTAGGTTTATCACCTTTTATAAAATCTTGTCTAAGCTTCTTTAGGTAATCACTTTTTAGAAACTCTTTTGGTGACATCTTAAGTTTATCAGCACTAGTGCAACAAACACTCGCTTTATCCACTTGATAAAACATTGAGATCCACGGGGCCGGACAGAAAGAGTTATCTTCTTTTTTCATATCAAACTCTTAAGTTATCGATAAACATATTTGCAGTTTTTTTCCAGTCATAATTTTCTTTAATGAACTTAGAACAATGTGATGATTTAAGTTTAAGTGCTTTTTCACAGGCAATTTTAAGATCCCAATCCATTGCTCCAACTTTTTTATTGAGAATATCAATTGGACCCGTAACTGGGTAAGCAGCAACTGGTGTTCCACAAGCAAGAGCTTCAATTATAACGAGACCAAATGTATCTGTTTTTGATGGGAATACAAATACATCTGCGTTTTGATAGACAAAAGCTAAGTTTGTTCCTGATAACTTACCCATAAAATTAACACAACGATATTTTTGTTTTAGTCTTTCTAACTCTGGGCCATCACCAATGACAACTTTAGTTGCTTTAACATCTAGATCTAAAAATGCTTCAATATTTTTTTCAACTGAAACTCTACCGACGTAAAGAAACATAGGTATTTTTGCTTTTGGTTTTGGTTTAACTGGAGGTTTGAATAGGTTAGTATCTACTCCACGTGTCCACTTAACGAGATTAACAAAACCACGGCGTTCTAAGTCTTTCTTTAAACTGTCAGTTGATACCATCACGGCTGAACTTTTAGAGTGAAACCATTTCATATAACGATACGTTAATCGTGTAGGAAAGTTAATCATAGCTTCAAGAAACTCAGGAAACTTTGTGTGATAACTCGTGGTAAAGTTTCTTTTATTTTTAATGCACCAGTTTCTTACTGCGAGTCCTATCGGACCCTCTGTAGCAATATGAATATACTTAGGGTTTAATTTCTTTATCTTCTTATCAATATTAATAGCAAAAGATAGTCTTATCTCTTTATAAAACGGACATGGGAAAGACTTGAAGTCATTTGGTGTAATGAATACAACATCATCACACTCTTCTTGTATCTTCTTTAATGTCATTACTACGCCATTGACCTGTGGGCACCAAGCGTCAGTTGCTATTAGTATCATTCCATCTCACCAATTCAAATCTACCATCGTAGTGTTCAACAATAGCAGTGCAGGATTCTACCCAGTCACCACAATTATAATATTTAATACCATTAAATTCGCTGATATTTGCATGATGAATGTGGCCGCATATGACACCAACAACATCTTGAGTCTTTGCAAAAGAAGCAAGCGTCTCTTCGTAGTTACCAATAAAGTTTACTGCTTCTTTAACTTTATATTTCGCCCAAGCACTTAGCGACCAATATGGTAAATCAAACCAATTTCTAATTTTTGTTACGATGATATTAAGAGCCATCGCAAAATCATAAGCCCAAGAACCGAGATGTGCTAACCACTTTGCATTCTTAATAACTGCATCAAATTGATCACCGTGTATGATAAGTATAGGTTTACCATCTACAGATATGTGAACAAAACGTTCCAGTATGTGAATGTTGCCAAAGAACTGATCACCAAAGTTTCTTAATACCTCATCATGATTACCAGAAACATATATAATGTCTGTTCCTTTACGTCCACGTCTAAGGATCTTTTGTATAACGTCATTATGACTTTGATGCCAGTACATATTCTTTGACATAGCCCAACAATCAATGATATCACCAACTAGATAAAACTTATCGCATTCAAACGTTTTCATAAAATCTAAGAGAGCGTTAGCTTGGCAAGCTTTAGTACCTAAATGTACGTCTGAGATGAACACAGAACGATACTTATTTACTATCGGTTCTGAAGACTCCATCCCAATTTTCTCCCGGTGGATTTTTCTTATATTCTTCTACTCTCTCCATCATCATATCATAATACTCTTTCATCTCACCGCTAAACGCGTTTTCAAGAGTCTTATAGTAACCGTCAAGTCTATCCCACTCTTGTGCTCTATAAAGATTTATAAAGTCTTGATGAGTACGAGAATAAGCAATGTTGATACTATTCCTATCAACAATCGTGTAAATGTTAACACCTTCGGTCTTTCCTTTCACAGCAAGACAGTCTAGCTCTAAGCATAGATACTCGTCTTTAACATATTCATATGTCTTTGGACCAATCACTAGCTTAACATGATATGGCTTTGACTGACCTTCTAGTCTTGAGGCCAAGTTAACAGAGTCACCGAGGCAAGTATAATCGAAACGCTGAGAGCTACCCATATTTCCGACAACAACAGAACCAGTATTGATACCAAGACCCATACCAAAAGCAGGAATACCTTCGTTGGCGATCTCAGCGTTGAAGCGATCCAAGTCGCCAAGCATTGAAAGAGCTGTCTTAACTGCATGTTTTGCATGATCCCTATCGTCTAGTGGTGCGTTCCAAAAAGCCATCTGAGCGTCACCGATATACTTATCTAGTGTACCCTCGTTCTCCAATATCTTAGCAGTCATCGCTGTCATGTAGCGATTCATAATTTGAGTAAGACCTTGAACGTTATATCCATAATGCTCACTAATAGTAGTGAAGCCGCGAACATCAGTAAACATAATTGAAAGTTCTCTGGTTTCTCCTCCAAGGCGTAATAACTCCGGATTCTTTTGTAGTTTTTCTACAAGTGCTGGTGAAAGATAAGTACCAAACTGTTTCTTAATTTGAAGCTTTAATCTATTTTCACGCGCAAAGTTATTATAAATTAAGTGACCGAAGACTATACCACAACTAAATAGGATGTAACTCGGATCCCATAGTTGTAACGACTGAGTGAACAGCAAGTAAGAACCACCCGCTAAGGAGACAACGAGTGTTAGCAACACAGGTATGGTCCAAAAGACCGAAACACGAGGTACTAGAACTAGTAATGTGCCTAACAACATTACTAGGAGCACTTGCTCTAATAGCTTACTCTCTGGTGACCTACTGATAGACGTTCCATCAATAACTGTCTGAAGCGCTTGAGCTTGAATCTCATGTGCCCACTTCTCTCCGATCGGTGTAGCGATGATACCACCTACACCCTCGATAGTCAATCCTAACACGACTATCTTATCTTTTATTTTTTCTGGAACGAGTTCAGTCGCTTCGACACGCTCGAACTTGTTGTTCCAAGCGAGCCAGATGCGCCCGTTTTGGTCGGTGCTGATCGCTGGGAATTGTGGGATGCGGACTGCTTCGACTCCTGCTTCACCGGTCTTGATCTGGTAAGAGGGGTCGCCAGCAACTGTTCGTAGGGTTTCCAATACGAGAGAAGGATAAAGTGTATCGCCAATCCTAGCCAGCATAGGCAAACGACGAACCACACCGTCGCGCTCAGGAGCGCCGGCAAGAAGCCCCACACCAGCAGCGTTATCTGCCAGATCTTTAAGAGGAGCAACAGCCCCGCGCCAAGTATACAACCATGAATCAGGAGCATTACCGATAGCAGCAAAACCTCTGCGAGCTGCATCTGGCGCTCTTGACTGAGCTGTTGGTGTCTGTGATATAACCACACCACCGGCGCCGATAGACTTTGCAAGATCATTATCACCACCGGCTCTATCTTTCTCAGAGAATAGAATAGGAACGATAATAGCAGCAGCACCTGCTGCCCGAAGTTTCTCAATAGTTTGAGCGATGTCTCTACGATCGAACGGCCACTGTCCGAACTGCTGGACTGACTTTTCTCCGAACTCAACTAATACTACCTCTTCCGAATCTTTCTTATCCAAAGATGTAATGAAGTAGTCAAATGTTTTCAGTTGTAAAGTTTCAACAGGACTTGGATTTATGATGTAAACAGTAATCAGCAATAACGTCGTTATTGCCGCGGCCCACGTGCTGGTTAAGTATTTGCCCAGTGTTTCCATGATCAATACTGATTGATGATGTAAGGACTATTAGGACAGTAGCTGCCGCAAGTGATAGACAAGCTAAAAGACTGAGGCGTTTGACCCGATTGATTGGCGATGACTGATATAGAGTCTCCGCTAAGAGACAAGCTAGCAGAATGACCAGCACCAGATTGAGTAATAGAAACATTTTGAGTAGCTCCCTGAAGATTCACGGTAGCGTTATTAACTGTCTGTGAATAAGCAGCAGTAGTCATAAGAAGTAAAGCTAAAAATGTTCTCATTAGTTACCCTGCTTTATATTGATGGTTGTTGTTCCAGCACTATTTACCATCTGCGTAATAGTAACGTTTTCTTGAGTTAGATTCAACGTCAAGCTATTATTCGTCGATACTTTAACTTCGGCGTAGGAACTACTAGTTTCACGATACAGAGTGACGTAGTCATTCTCAACGAAATATTTCAAGCCAGTTGCAGCATTATACTTAGGTAAGAGTGCATTGAATTCTACCAACTCATTACCTAAGAGCTGAGAGCTGGAAATATCGAGTAGATTATACAGGAAATCAGAGTCAAGATAGTTTCTATCTAGTTTGTTGTAGTCTTTAAGATAATCTTTACTTAACTCGGAATATGCTAATAGATCTTGACCAAGCAAGTCTTCATCGAGGAAGTTATACGCTTTTGTCACTGTAGTTTCTTGTTGAACGACTTGTCTAGGTGGCGTGACGATGATGAGGTTGTTGATCTGATCTAGACTAAGATTCAGAATAGCAGACTGAGGTTTCTGTATACCTGAGTTAACTGTAACTGACTCAAATGGTTTCGTTAGCCAGATCTTACCCATGATTGTAGTGACGGATATAGATCCAGTGACACAGTCACGCTCAACGTCTTTCCAACCAGCAGGACAAGAGGGAAGTAATATGATCGTTGATCTTCCCGTTTCATCTACTGATCCCGAAAAGTCTGTTCCTCTAACACCGATCGTCGCGGTAGGTGTCTCTACCACGACTTGTTGAGGATCGTTCTTTGCTATTTGTCCCGATGCATACTTAATCGTACCAAGAGCCATCTTGATTCCAAGCTTACCAGTCTTCTTGGAATCATCATAAACGAACGTATCTATAACTAACTTCGAGTGCTCAGTGATTTGAACTTTCGTATCATCTTTAAAAGTGATACCGGCTCTGCTGTTAGCTGTAGTGACAGTGTCGTTCATTTCCACTTCGGACTGAACCGCAGATGGAACTACACTACCGGCTCTTTTAATCTCAGTTGGACCCGTCTGTTCAGTTACTTTTCCAACGTCAGCTTTAGTTGTGGTTGGACTTAACAGTAAGAGCGTTACCAGACCCAGTGATTGTAGAATTGACTTTACTATCAACGTTGCCACCCTGCTTAATATCTACAGTGTTAGTGGCACCTAATATATTCACGTTAGATTCATGACCATTGATGCCGGCGACACCAGTTTGTTTAATTGCTACATCGTTACCGCCACCACCATCGATGAGAACAATACTTTTCGATCCAGACACTGAAGTAGAATCGCTTTGAATGTTTACAGTATTGTTATCGGTGTTGATAGTAACTGACGATATTGATACGCCCTCGATGTTCTGCGTGACAGTGTTTCCGTCACCAGTGATAGTGTTTGTGATCGTTGAACCGGAACATGATCCACCGGCGCCACAAGCAATTCCTACGGAGTTATTATCACCAGTTACATTGGAGTTTACAGTGACACCATCACCAGACACAGAAACGTTGGCAACGTTAGTGTTACCAATCTGGTCGATTGTTACGATATTGTTCTGTCCGTTAAACGTTGCTTTCACGGTCGCGTTACCTACAGCATTCGAATTACCAGTTTGGGTGATGTTAATCGTTGAACCATCACCTATCTGATCAACATATACACTATTACCAGCTGCATTTGCATAATTTACCATAACCAAGAATGACAATAACGCCATCATTCTTGTTATTAGTTGCATTTATTTTCCCTTCTTAAAGCTCCATAACTTTTTATCTGCGCCTTCTTTGACCATCTGAGTAACTGCCGCCTCAATCGCGATTCTTACGGCGTATGTGGTTGGTTCATTAATCGACGAACCCGCTTCAAACTCTACTGCTTTCGTACCTGCGTCGACAAACTTTAAAACGTTAGTATTCACACCTGTACTATAGATCGTTTTAGTGACACCGGTTGAAAGAAGTATCTCTCCGGTGTTTATAGAAATCAACCTCAACATAATAGTTACTTCGTCTTTTCTGTATTCCTGAGAAGCTCCCACGCCCAAAAAGCGGGCGCCGATACCCCCAGTACCCAGATTAGAATCGTATCCAACAATCCCACCATCGATCATGATCCCTGCAACGATGAGAGGTGTAAGAGGCTTTGCTTGATCTTTCTCATACAATTCTCTCTGACTACGAATTAACTGACGTTCTTTGACTAGGTTCTCAAGAGCGACTCGCTCGACTGGCATGAACCATACACCTTTACCGGCATCTTGTAGCGCCTTAATTAAGAGTACTTCACCACCCTGTGTCACCGCAGAACTAAATGATGCGTAGTTCTGTGTAGGTTTTCTTTGACCAGTTAAATCAGCAAACTTATAAACAGCAATAGGAATTCTAGGTCCGTCGGGCGGCGTAAGATTCACCAACTCATTGAAACGCTTCGACGTCTTGATAGCTTCTGGCGCTTCGGCGTATGGTTCAATAGTTTTCTTAGTAGTCACGCCTTGGCCTGAACAACTCGCGACAAGCATTCCAGCAAATATAGCAATCCATAATCTCTTCATTTTTCTTACCACGCTAGACTTCCATAAGGAACAACGACTTCAGTGACATTACCAGCGGCATCAGTTATTCTCAGAGTAATATTCGACCCGTCAGATGACCACGCAACGTTGTTAGTTGAAATGTCAAAAGACCCAGAAGTGTTACCGTTGTCTGAGAACAATTGCTCAGCTATCTTCTGAGATAATGTAGCATACACTCTACTCTCTAAGTTGTTTAAGAACTTAGCTAGATTGGTATTCTTAGCATCAGATGCAGCTTTGACAGCCTCTGCTTTTTGATCATCAATTTGCTTCTGTCTTCTAGTTGCTTCAAGATTATCAATAGTCAAAACATGAGAAGAATAACCGACACCATTGAAAGACGGACTCTTAAATCCAAACTGCATCTCACTAGCAAAAGAAGCAGAAGAAATTAGACAGAATACTATAACCATATTCTTCATAATCGTCTCCTGTTTCTTTTATTTATAAGTTAACGAAAATACCTTTAACTTTTACTTTGTCAAATAATTGACAGCAAAAAAATATTTTTTTAGATGTCTAGAGCGTCTTTCAGTGATGGGAACTGAGCAGTAATCTCATACCAAGCAGAAGTAGCTACCTCACGATGTTCTTTCTGAGTCTCTACACCCATACGAAGCTGGCAGTAATGGATCCAGCTACGGAGTGTACCATTCATATACATACGAGACATAGTCAACCCTTCCGGAAGAACAGCACGAGCCTGTTCTTTAGCGATGCCATTTTCTGTAGCCCACTGATATGCACCAGTAACCTTTCGAATAACATCGCGCTGATATGATTCCCATTGTCGCTGAAGTGCAGCATCATCTGTTTCGATACTATTCTGACGATTCTTCATGTCCTGAAGACGTGCGTTGCGTTCGACGAATCCAAGATCTTGTGTAGGATCGGCATAGCGCTGACTGAACTCTTGGAATGAGAACGAGCGGTGACGAAGGATCTGACGGGCGATGTCGCGAGTAGTATCGATCTCCATACAGATGCTGACCATCTCAAATGGAGACCAATGCTTATGCTTGGCAAGATACCTAAGCAGCTTAGGAGCTGTTTCTGTATTCATTTGATTAGATGGATTGGATACACGAGCAACATAGGCAATAAACTCATCGACTGTCATTGGTGCTTCAAATGGATGTATTTGATTGATAGTTGGTTGTGTTACCGCAATAATTCTAGCATTGTTCATTACATACACCTATTTCTTTGTTGCGTTTACTCTTCTTACAGAATGACTTATTCCACAGTATTGTGTACACCTTGACATTCTTTCTCTCAGAGCATCATTATTATACCAAAATCTTCTTAAATCACCTTTTTTGTTTAACTTTTGACCTGGGAATCCAGTTGAAAAACAAAGACGTGCAATACCATTCATATCAACCATAATATTTCGATCAAATGAATTACATATAAGTTTATCTGTACCTTTGCCTTGCCAACCTTTAATAGCATCATCATTTTTATGTACACTATGATGATACATTCTTACAGTATCTATCCATTCAGGATCAAGGTTTAGTTTATACTTTTCACTGCACTGATTGAGTATTTCAAATAATCCATCATGATCTTTAATGACATTTTTTTTATAAAACTTATCACCCCTATCGGTACCTGTTTCATCCTGTAAAGATCCAAACATAGGTTGCAACCAATTGAGCTTAAGTTTGTCCGCTTTTAGATCATTAAGAACAAAGTCATAAAACTTATCTAGGTCACGATAGTTTTGTTCACACATAATAGACATAGCATAGACGGGTGTCGGTATATTCAATTTTTGTCGAGCGGCTAATAGTAATTTAATAGCATTTACAGCCATATCAAATGAACCTATCACACCTCTTGTTGAATCATGTACTTCAGGAATGTAGCTGTTTAATGAGATTGTAATCTCTGTTGGACCTTCTAATATTAATCTTTCTGCCATTTCAGATGTAGTTACCATTGTACCATTCATAACTGAAAAGCATTTTAATCCATGTTCTCTACACTTCTTGGTAATTGGCCAATACCGTTCAGGATTCATTAATGCTTCACCACCACAGATTACTATGGTACCTTTTGGATTTATTTCAGCAAATTCATCAATGATAGCGTTTCTATGTTCAATAGAAATATGACTAGGAAGAACAACTTCCTCTCTTGTCCAATACATGCACGTCTTACACTTGAGATTGCATTGTAAATTAGTATCCAAAAAGAGAAACTTAGGAGGTATATTCATGGATGATACTCGTTTTTTTTGATACTAATCTTAACATGTTTATAGTTAATATTTTCCAATACTACATTTGTTTCTTCAAGCACTTCATAGTTTAAACTATTTAAACCATTAGCATCAAATAGTATCGGTGATCTCAAGAATTGTTTTAAAATATTTACATTATGCATTCGTTTTGATTGGTCTCTATCATGTTCAAATGAATCAAACCGACAATTATTACGATTAGAAATTGCTACATTTTTTATGAGACACCTTTCATAGAAATCATCATCTTCAACACCCCAGTACCAATATGCATTGCTATAACCATTTATCGTTTTAAAAGATAATTTATCTATTAAAACAACCCCACCCAAATAGTTATTATATGGCTTTGTGTAATTGAATTGTTTTACTTTTGTTGCTAATAAAGTTGCCCCATCACCATAAGAGTAGTTGTTTGCTTTCTCATCTGGTATCATATCAACATCATGAAAACAAAAGTAATCACAATCTTCACAATAAATTGAACCTACATTTTTTAAATGCCCTCTATTAAATAGTTCACCTTCTTGTTGTTCAACCACAACAATTTTATGATCTATTCTTGGCCAAGCATTTGTTAAACAATAACTTAACTTAGGCAAAAGAGCAGTTAGATGTTCTAATCTATCTCTGTATGGAATAATAATTCCTAGTTTCTTCCCGCTCATTATTTACAGCTACATCCCTTAGCAGTGTTAATTATCTTTACAGCTTCGATTAGTTTCTTTACTTCCCAGTAACTCTCCTCGACGATCCAAGTCTTGTTGCCGGAAGCGCAGTAGATAAAAGTACTCAAGCTTCCACCTGCCTGCTCCGAGTCCTCATACACCGAAGTGATGTGATCGGTGTTGATGAGGATCTCGTTACCGGCGTGCTTGCCGGATCTATTAGTTAGTTTAATGTGTGCCATCAAGCTTTCTCGTATTTGGTCTCGACCTCATCGATGAGTCGATTAGACATGTTGTGTAAAGAGACTATATATTCAGCTAGCTGGATGTCATGATTAGGAACGACACAAACCGCATGATTGTCACAGAAGATCTTAATCTTTCCGCCATCCGGCCAGTGAATCTTCCAGATCGACTTATCGTTACCGGTAATCTTCTTGAAGTCTTTGAGATGACGTAGGTTGTAGTACAGGTCATTTTCCATCAGAAGTCTCCGTAGTTGACTTGGAAGCAGCGGATACCCTCTTCGCGCCACATCTTAACTACGCGGTCGCGATCGTCAAACACTAAAGCAGGTTCATACCCGTCTGTGACCATCTGAACTAGCAACTCACGCTTGATGAGGGAGTCGTCGCGATAGTCCATAGCCGGACGCATGTACAACGCGTCGTATGGGATGTTGTTCTTCTGCAGCCAAGCTTCAGTAACTTCTTGATACTCACGACCGCGACCGGTGCAGATAACCACCGCGATGTTCATAGACGTAGCCACACAAGTGAACTGCGCGACGTCTTTGTTCACTGGGTCGTCGATCAGCTCGGCGTACCAAGAGTTCCAGTCTTTCGGCTTCTTATCTAAATGATGTGCACGACTAGACGAGTCAGCCAGCGTACCATCCATATCAAATATCCAACACTTCTTATTCATAATCTTTCTCTGCTTTCAACATATCAGACATCAACTTTGTGAATCCCGGTGCCAGAATATCGACTTCGCGGATAGACATGGTGTACGCCGCGGCGAGGACGGCAGCCAAGTGTGGGTCGTCACCATGCTTCTTCAACTCAGACCGGATAGTCTCCATCATAGAGCGTGAAAGCTCGACGATGGTCTCGGCCCTAATCATATTCATCTCATTCATGCTTTGCTCCACTTGGATAACGTCAACTTGGCCGCTAGGTCGCGATGAGTATTCTGGTCGATGACGTACTTGATGAACTCGGGTGAGAGGCCTCCCAAGATCATATCGTTAACATCTTTATACTGCATATTTTCCGGCCACAGACATATATTATACCCCATCATGATCGCTTTGTCAAGTTTCTTTACCGTCTCTTTGCTCCTAGGCTCGTTGTCGTACACGATGACTAGGTTTTCCTTAGGAAACGAGCCAATCGCAGACACCAGATCACCGCCAGCAGTCGCGATCGAATTAGGAATAAACATAGAGTCGATGGGTCCCTCGAACACGTATACCTTTCGAGTAAAGTCGACTGTGTCCAGTCCGTAAACCTTTGGAACTGTCTCATCGAGAATGATAGTGATGTACTTAATCTTAGACTCACCCAAGGCGCGACCTTGGTAAGCGTGAACGTTCTTGTCAGCGTCAAAGAAAGGTATAAGAAGCCTAGACTCGTCTCGTAGCAAGCTCGCACTATCAAACTTATCAGGAACGAGATTGTTAGTAAATTGCTTAAAATTAGGACAATTAAAAAGCTTGGCGTGATAGGGAGTAGGAATACGTCGTGCATCTACTAGCTTCTTGACTCTATGATCCGGCGACAGCTGGGAGACTTTCTTGAGACCCTTGAGTGGGCCATCTTTCAAGAACTTAGGCTTCTCCATTTTCTTTATGAAAGTGTTAAGTTCTTCTTCCTGCGAGGTGTCTTTCCCAGCACCATCTTCTCGCAGCTTCTCCATGCGATACTCGTCGTAGAGTCGCTGGTCGATATCTTTGAGGAAATACTTGAAAGACTTAGAAGTACCGCAGTTGAAGCAATGAAAGCTGTACTGACCCTTCTTCTCATAGATCCAACCTCTAGCCTTGTACTTGGAGGTCTGGCTGTCGCCGCATACCGGACAGCGGAAGTTGAATCCCTTGTTTCTTGGCTTGAATTGCTGCAGTCGACCTGACAGCATGCTGATATACTTGCGCTCTAACCACATACGGCTTATCTCCGATCTGTTGTTAGTATTATATCAAACTGATCGGGATTGTAAACCTTTTAGTGCACTAGCACTTTAAAATAATTAGCTAACATGGAGACTACGTAGGTACCCACGATACCTCCGCCTATAGCCATCCATACGTAACGTTCCATTCGGTTTATCTTCTCGGTGAGAGCTTTATGAGCCTCTGACGACTCTTTTCTAAGCTTCGAGATTTCTTCTAAGATACCGTTATCTTGTTCTCTCATCGTGTCGTACACATCTTTCAATTTAACGTCTAACTCTTCTCTACGCTTCTCTAGGTAACCACTTATAGAGTCTGTAGTTTTTTCTTGATTAGTAATACGTTGCTCATGAACAGCCAGCATCGACTTCAGGTCCATAGAGATCTGTGCAAGCTTCTCAATGATGCTATTCATATTACTTTTTACCGGCATTTGTCTGTATGAATCTCTTGAGAGGCATGATCTTCTTGCGATTGTATACGCCCGGCTCACCCTTAGCGCCGTTAGCTGTAACGCCGATACCATCGATGCCACCAGCTCCAGCGCTGTTCGTGGCTACCGGTCCCGTTCCGTCTTCTTTGATATCTTTCGACATTACAGCTTCCTTAAGATATTAATGATGTTCTCATCCATAGGGATAGTATCGGTATCTACTATCTTTTCATCACGAATGTTATAGATCTTTTCTTGTAGTATATTTAACAATACTAAAAATGGCTTGATGTACATAAACTGATTCTTCATCTTAAGATACAAGATACGGTTTATGTGCTCCGCACTAAATACGTTTGAGAGGATCGTTAAGTGGTTGAGAATCAACCTCTCTTTCAACTCTCCACTCTCAACGTAACGTGTGATAAGTTTCTTTATGTACTTAATTCTCTTCAAATCTTCAAGAAACTCTTCAGTAGAGTAACATTGAGGATTATCATAGTACTTAGCACAATATATTAAAAAGTTATCGTCAGTCAACTTATCATTCATTACTTATTTTCATTGAATTAAATCAGAACCAATATCTATTATAAAACTCGGAAATCATTAGTTCCATCTTATATATGATACGAACTTTAAGGGTACGACTGTCACCCCAGTTAGTCCAATCACTGTAGAAGTACAAACCTCTTTCATCAAAGTTATCAAATGGATATATGGAACCATAGTCATTTGAAAACCAGCTGCCAAAATCATTATTTGTATCAAAAGCAGTTTCCGGAAATGTAGCATTATCCCATTCTTTTATTGCTTGATCAAATAAGCCTACGTGTGTTTTTATA